CCGTCATTTGTTGGATATCGGTTATTTTCACTTTCACACACATCATCCAATATGTTTTTAATACCTGTAAATCTTTGATATGAACCTCTTCTATATTCATCAATAAATTGTGAAACAGTATAAACTTTATTATATTGCATCATATAAAATCTATCTTTACAATCAATAGCTTCTTGTATCATTTCCGGATAACTAGTATCATCTCCATAATCATCCCAATCAAGACTAAACGCGTATGATTTTTGTTGGAGTTGTGAGTCAGTATCAACCCAATCTTTAATATTTGGAACTAAATAATTGGCTCTTTTAGTTGATGCCGAGGCCGATGGAGATTGAGCCCATTTAATTTTAAATCTATACTTACCTTTTGTCGGAATCCCTTTTTCTGGGTCAGGAGATAACACCTGCTCCCCAAATTCATTAGTTATGTAATAATCCAAATTCATTGGGACATCTACCATCCAAGTCCCATTTTCATCAATAATTGTTCCTCCACCTTCTAAACCATATGATTCCAAAATAGGTCTCCCAATAGAATCTTCCTGTATTGTTTGTCTAATTGCCAATATTTCACCCGGACCTGTTGTTACATTACATAAAAAACCAGAACTTCTTGTTGGTTTACCACCACTACTTGATTTAATTGCGTTACTATCAGAATCTGAAATCATCGACCCCATAAAAATAGCCGTAGGTCGTATATCAATATTTGCCTCTCCTGTTAAATCAAAATCCGTTCTAGTGATACCTAAATTACATATCTCAGGTTGTCCCCATAATGGTTCTATTTCAATAGTTCTTTTAATACTAACTATTTGAGGTAATTCGCCTAAGTTGGTTGAGGACCTAAATTTGGTCCCATCAACTTGATTTTCAGTTGCAACACCCATTCTAATTAAATCTTGAGGAGATAATGAAAATTCACCAATATCAGACAAATCAATATCTACCACAATTGTATGAGAACCAACAGGAACCCCAAAAATCATATAATCACCACTAGAATTGGTAACAGCGTTATATTTGTAGTACTTATCATAAATGTCACCAAGAACGGGACTTAATAACACATCTCTACGAGTAAAAAAAGTACCGGTCGGTACGTGAGCACTATAAGAAGGTTTATAAGGTAATAGATTATATCTATACCCATCATCATTAACATCATACAAATTAGTGTATGGATATATATTTGAGGTAACAGGGTCTTCTTTATCAACCGCATCTAAAGGAATAAAGATTGATACTTTAGCGTTTGGAAGACCAAAACCATTGTTTACACTAACTCTACCCACAACAACACCATAATCGGCACATTGACGTGTGTAGATATCACTTTGAAGGATTTTTAAGGATAGAATTTCTAAATACTCGAACTCTTGGTCAATCATCACCTTTAATGAGGTGTCTACACCGACTTTAGTTCTTATTCTATAAGAATTTGACATATGTTATCTTTTTTAATAAATAGTTTATACACTATTTTTAAAAGATAATTCATTATTATTTAAAATAAATTATTATGAGAAATTAACTGTTTTAAGATTTTTAACTCTAATATTAATATCTTTGTTAGAATATCTAATTTGATAACTTTGGGTTGGTTCCGCATAAATGGTTTCATCAATTAATTCAATTTGTCTTGTTGTTGGGTCAGAATATCTTTGTGACGTTTGAGATGATGAATATTGACCACCAACGTTATTAAAGAATTGTACGTCAGATATAGTTATAACCCCATTTTCATTTTGTAATAATCTTTTTAAATCTGAAACGTTAACGTTTTGACCCATTTGTCTATTTGACGGACTAAAATAATCAGAAACCACCGTTATTAATTGAGATATAACAGTTCCTTGATTTTGAGAGTTATCCAATACAACATCCACATTTACACTTAAATCAATTACGTTAGCACTTTGAACTGAGACGTAATCATTTATCATTCGATAATTGGATAAGTAATTTGCAACATTATTTTTTAAAGTGTTTGAAACAACCTCTGTTAATGCCCCGGATTCATCATACGATAACATCTGCACAATGATTTTATTGTTGTTTTCTGTAATTGAAACTTTTGCGGGGGCTCCATATTGAGATGGCATCGTTCTAATAATTGACTCATAGTCATTAACCGTAACCGCTCTATTTTGAGAAGAAAAATTATAAGAAACTAAATTTCTTACTTCTTCCGTTGTTGGGAAGTCAGCTCCACCTATCGCTGCCACAACGTTTGTACATCTTAATGAGTTAACTACTGTCGTATTCATACTCTCAGAAGGACCATTAACAAAAAATGATATTGTACCTACTTGAGTAATAGTATTAACACCTAAGTTACTTCCTGTACCACCACCAACTCTATATTGAACAAATAGTGTTGTATTTGCTTTCAACGTACTGCCTAACCCTAAATTATTTGAGTATTTGTTTAAATTTAACATAAAACCATTTGCCGCGAATTCTCTTAATTGTTCATCTGCAGATTGATTACCCCCGCCAAATGTCATTTTTAAAAACCCTTCAGGTGTGAATTCCGAAATAAATTTATTACTTGTCTGTACGTATTTTCCAACTTTAATACCGGGACTATCCGATACTTTTGTCGGGTCTTCCACAAATACTCGGTCTTCCGCTAATGCTTGAACCTCATACCATTTATTATCAGTACCTAAAAATTCTTGAGATGAAGGTACATTACTATATTGTGTCCCGTCTTTTAATAAAACTCCGGTAATACCTAATACATTTTTTTCAGGTAAAAACAATTCATAAAAAGGTTTAACATCGTTTGGTGTAACAACTTTTTTAAATACTTTAGTCAACCCGTTAACAACAGTTTCTCTCTTAGTTATAGTGTAATTTAATAACTTATTATTTGAATCAAAATTTGGTATTTTTAATCTATTTGGAAATCCTTCAGAATTAATCGGTGACGCGAAATCAATTTCATATACTGTTTCAAAAACTTGTCCTGCTCCATTAAATTGAGAACCTCTTCTCAATACCCCACAATAACTTAAATCTTCTTTATCACCATAAGCCGGTACTGTGATTGAAAAGTCAACTAAAGAAACTGATGGTCTCATTCCCGGTATTTTTAATCCATAAGTTTTTGCAATGTTAAATACTGATGACCTTTGTTGAGCATATTGTAATACTGTTTCTTGGATACTTCTATCAATATTAAATTGTAAGTTATCTGTTACCGCAGCATTAAGGTCTAATAAAACCGAGAATACTGACGCGTCATTAAAATTCTGAACAGTTTCAGGATAATAAGTTTTAGTAAAATTTATAAGTTCCGTTCTTATTGATTGGAAATCTCTAGTTGTATATGAAATCTTTTTATTAGCCATAATATTATATATTAATTATTACAAAATCACTAGAATTAAATACGTCATCTGTAATAACATAATCAATTCTAACTTTAGCGGTATGTTCTAATTGAGCAATACCAGGTACTCTAAAAACTCTATCATTTTCACCATTAATATAAGACCCTTTATCCTCTTGACCATCTGACGCCGCAGTTATATTAATACTTGTAAGTTTTAAATTTGGCATATATAGGTCAACAGCATCACGTATTTCAGATTCTATTTGTGAAAACGTAGGTGCGTCTAATGGGTCGAAAAGAAATTCATATAATCTTGTTCCAAAATCCGGTAAATAATATCTTGTACCTTTTCTTGTTAACAAAAGATGTATTAAATTATTTCTAATTTCTTTTTCCGTTGTGTTTGATAAATCTAAATATTTCCCCTCAAAAGAATCTCTGAAAGGAAAAGTTAAACCGTATGTTGTTCCATCTGCCATAACTATAAATATAGTGTCGTCACTATTTTTTATAAATACCCCCAAAATAAAAAATCACGACCAAAGTCGTGATTTATATTCTTATTAAGAACCACATCCGAAACATTCAAATTCCGTATCTGTTGGTTTTTGTGTTAAATCAACTGTTGGTTTTTCAATCGGTTTTGATTGACCAACTTTTGAGATATCAACCGCTAAGTGTTTAGCTCCGGTTGATATCGCCTTTGTTCTAACATAATAACAAAGAGTTTTCAATCCTTTACCCCAAGAATGGAAGTGTGATGACGAAATCTTTGATAATGTTGGGTTAGACATATAGATATTCATTGATTGTGATTGGTCAATGAATGGTGCTCTATCGGCTGCCATATCAATAAGTTCTCTTTGAGATATCTCCCAAATTGTTTTGTATTTTGGAATTAAATGTTCAATTCTTTTAACTTTTTTATTGTAATTCTTATCTTCTTGGTCAAGATAATTATTAAAGTTAATATTTTGAATTGACCCTTCATTCATAATGATTTCATTTTTCAAATCTTCAGACCAAATACCTATTTTCTCAAAATCACTAATTAAGTATTTATTAACAATTAAAATTTCTCCCCCAACTACACGACGATTAAATAATGCCGAGTGAGCCGGTTCTGTCATTTCAAATGAACCTGTAATCTTAGCAGAAGACGCAACTGGCATCTGAGCCGTGAATAACGAATTACAAACCCCGTGATTGGATACTTCTAACTTAAGTGAGTCCCAATCCCACATTCTTCCTAATCCTTCGTAATCTAATCCCCACATATCAAATTGGAATATACCTTTTGACATTGGTGACCCTTTGAAGAATTCATATGGTTTGTATTCACCTGATTTACATAATTCCATACTTTCGGTGATTGCCGCGAAGTAGATTGTTTCAAAAATTTCTTTGTTTAATTGTTTTGCCTCTTCAGATGTAAAGATATAATCCATTAAGAAAAATACGTCAGCAAGACCTTGAGTTCCAATTGCAATTGCTCTTTGTTCTAAACCACCTTTTCTACCTTGTTCGGTTGAATAACTATTGATGTCAACAACTTTGTTAAGTGCTCTAACAACCTTTCTAACTTCACTATAAAGTAATTTGAAATCAAACTCACCTTTAACAATAAAGTTTTTCAATACCATAGATGATAATGTACAGATTGCTGTAGTATTCTCATCAGTATATTGGTAAATCTCATTACATAAGTTAGATTGTTTAATCACCCCAATGTTTTGATGGTTAGTTTTTCTATTCGCACTATCTTTAGAACATAAGTAAGGAACTCCGGTTTCAACCTGAGATTCAATAATTTTATTCCAAATTGTTTGGGCTTTCACTTTTTTACCAAGACCAAGTTCAACTGCTTTGTTGTAGTTTGATTCATACTCATCACCATAAGTTTCCTGTAATGGTTTGATACCCGCCTTTTTAATGTCGTTAGGGCAGAACAAATACCAATCAGAATTATTCTTAACCGCTTCCATAAAGTTGTCTGGTAACCAAACTGATGTAAATAAATCTTTAGCTCTTAACTCTTCAGCCCCTGTGTTCTTTTTAATTTCAAGTAAATCAATGATGTCTTTATGCCAAGGTTCAATGTAGATAGCTGCACTACCCGGTCTTCTTCCTTGTTGATTAAAGAAACGTAATGATTCATTAACAATTTTAAGGTATTTCAATAAACCACCCGCAAACCCACCTGATGAGTTAATACGACTTTCTTTACTACGAATGTTAGACATACATAATCCAATACCAGCAGCATCAGATGAATAAGTTGAAATATCATTTAATGTTTGTAACAAACCTTCTCTTGAATCCCCGTGATTGTATTTCAATACACAAGACGCTAGTTGAGGAGTTTTAGTTCCCGCGTTAATCATAATCGGTGTCGCAGGAGATATAACTTGATTTGATAATGATTGATAATACTCAACCGCTTGTTCAAATGATTTAGTAACCCATAAAGCCACTCTCATATACATATGTTGAGGTCTTTCAATTACTCTACCTTCAGGATTTTTTAACAAATACATTTCTTGTAATGATTTCCACGCAAAATAATCAAAATTGTAATCATTCTCGTGATTAATTACAGAATCAATATTTTCAGGACCATATTGTTCGATAGTTTCCATTAACTTATCGTTAATAATACCGTCAACGTGTAATGTGTGCATTGTGTTACAGAAACTTTCATCAGTTTCTTTATGATACGCAGAAATAGCAACAGATGATGCTAATCTTGAGTAGTCGTGATGACTTCCGGTATATGC